GAAGAGACAACCTGAACATCCTCCAGTGGTATTTCTAATATGTACCTTTGGAATAACTTCAAACACACCATGCTCACAACATACAATAGTTATCGGTTGATCAAAGTTCACATAGTTCACGTTATCATACTTGTATTTCTGTCCGTGCTTGCTAATCGCCTTTTCAATGAATATTTCTTTGGTATAAGTCATGTAATTATTTAGGTTTTTGATTTTTGACGATTTGTACTAAATACTATTAGAAGATTGTACAGGAGATTTTATAATATGAGTCAAAGCACAGCAAGTTTATCTAACATGAGTGTTCCGTTAATGGACCTTGGGGTTTCTTCTACAGGTCAGGGGCTAATCTTTCCGAAATTGAAATTTCGTTTTCGGTTATTGTTTATTGGTTTCGGTGTTGCAACAAATACTCTGGAACTTACAAAACAAATTATTGATGTTAAGAAACCTACGGTAACGTTTGATGAAAATACCATTGACGTTTATAACTCAAAAATCAAGTATGCTGGTAAACCAACGTGGAGTGGAACATCTGTAACCATTAGAGATAGTATGGATGGCGCAGTACAATCTTTAGTGGCACAACAAATCCAGCGTCAGTTTGATTTCATGAATATGGCGAGCAGCACTGCACCAAGTAATTATAAATTTGAAATGTTAATTGAAGAAATTGACGGTGGAAATGGGGCAGAGGCACCAACAATTTTATCCACATGGGATCTCGCAGGATGTTGGATCAAAAGTGCCGACTATGACTCTCTAGATTATAAGAGTTCAGACCCAGTAACTATCAAGTTGGATATCGAATTTGATAACGCCTTGCAGTCTGCTACTGGAATTGGTACTGCTGTTCCTTGGCTTCAGGGTATAAGTTCTATCTAATGCTAAAAGATAATTAAAATAGGGAGCCAATAATTGGCTCCCTATTGATTTGTATTTTTTAAATTGGTACAATAATTTATGAATTATTTAGAAATACTTGAGGGCATTATTGTTTCCAAATCTCAGAATAAGCAACGAGATATTATGAATATTGCTGGACTTGCTGATTATATTGAAAATTCTTGCCGAAAGGAATTGACGGATAATAATCCACCTTACGAGGATCTTTGGAGAATCAAGTTATATTCTGCGAGATATCCTGAACAATCTGTTATTTGTGAATGTGGATTATGGAAATCATTGGATCGAAGTAAAAGGAAATTTTCATGTATATACACTTGCCCATTTGTTAAAGCAGCGGCTAAAGAACTATATAGAAAAACTTGCCGTGAAAAATATGGAACTGATAATGTATTTCAGAATTCGGAAATCAAGGATAAGATTGGTCAAACAAATCTCAGAAGGTATGGGTCAAAAAATCCAATGGGAAATGAGGAAGTTAAGAAAAAGGTTTTGGATTCTTTTCACAATCGGTCTTTGGAAGAAAAGGAAAATACTAGACAGAAGACTGTTGCAACGTGCCAAGAAAAATATAATGTTGACAATCCAATGCAGTTGAAAGAATTTCGAGACAGGGCAACAATATCATTTCACATGAATGATATTGCCGAAATTATTTGTAAGCGGCTTGCAACTAATCTTAGTAAGTATGGAGTTGAACATCCTGAATCATTACCAGAATTTCGAGAGAAATTTAAGAAGACTGTTATTAGTAAGTATGGAGTTGAGTATCCAAGTCAAAGTGTAGAAGTGAAAAATAAGATACAAGAAACGATGATCGAAAGATTTGGATCTACTTCTTATCTAGGTAGTGCCGATTGGAAAAGCAAAAGAAATTCTGTCATGATAGAGAGATATGGTACCGCTTCAACATCAGCATTATCAATTCCAAAAGAAGTAAGAGATATTTTAGAAAACAAAGAATTATTTTCAGAATTGCTATCTGAATATGGAGCCGATAGATTGGCTTTTAAATTGGATATTGGCCGAACGTTAATCTCAAGAACTCATGCAAAACATGAGTTGTCGATTATTGGTGGAAGATCCTCCCAAGCAGAATTGTCAATTGTCGCTTGGTTAAAATTGATGAATATCGATTCTACAGCGAATGATCGGAAGATATTGCAAAATAAAGAGTTGGATATTTACATTGACAGCCACAAATTAGCTATTGAGTACAATGGTTTATATTGGCATAGTGAAGAACAAGGAAAATCTTCAAACTATCATTTAACCAAAAGTGAGTTATGTCAAGAAAAAGGAATTACCTTGATCCATATATTCGAGGATGAATGGATCACTTCGAATAATATTTGCAAGCATATCATTAAGGGCCATCTTGGTATGAATATTACTCCTACTGGAAAAAGTATAGTTTTAGAAACCTCTTACGATGAAGTTAAATCTTTCATAGAAGAAAATAGTTTCGGAAATCCAAATAATAGTGAGCAATATATTGCAGCATATATAGGTGGAGAAATTTTTGCAGTTATTGGATTTTCCAATTGTAATATTGACATTATGGTTGGGAAGATAGAGTATTGTGTAGATACAATATTTCGTGACATAATTCAATATTACCTTGACATTTATACCCCAAACTTTTTGACTTATCTGGCTGACATTCGGCGGTATCGACCATCATTGTTTAGGTATTTAGAATTCGATAATGTTTCTAGAATGTCTCCTAAATGTTGGATAACAGATTTTAAAAAACGTTTTGACTTTGTGGATAAGTCTGAAGTTATTGATATAATTTTATCCAAAAAAGCATTCTCTGAGGTTGAGTTGGAGAAAATGGATATATCCTCATTATATAAAATTTTGAATTGGAATAAAATTTGGGATTGTGGATATGATGTGTGGGAAAAGGCTAGAAGAAATATTTCCCCTAGCCTTTTTTGTATTAGTTAGTAATTGTGGTATTTGATGTTAATGCACCAGATGCCAGCAAGGTGACGGGAATAAAAATGAATTCTGCACTTGTCAATGGTACAATTCCAACAGCACAAATTAACTGGTTAGAATCAATTACCGCAGGAGTATTTAGATCAGTTGAACAGTCCACAAAGTAATCACCGATTGCTCTTTGTGTAACTAGGTTTGCCAAGAATGCTTCAACTTTGAAAGCGAGATTATGACGAGTAATGCTATCATTTTGTTCAAAGATGAATGATTTGCCAATAGTATCCAATTGTTCACGAAGGTAAATAACCAATCTAGCAACATTGATACGGCTCAATTCAGAAGTAGTACCAAGCAATGTTTTCTGACCATACAATTCAATACCAGATCCCTTGATATTTGAGATTGGATTTACATTGAGAGGATATAAAACATCACGTAAAGACTTTGAAATACTATTAACCACAAAGTCTCCACTTTGAGCATCAACATAACCAATTGAAGAAACATCGGAAACTGATCCTCTGGTAGAACCTGCTGGTGCGAACCAAGGATAACTTATAGTATCATTTTGAATGATTGTTGGTAATGCCATAAATGATGGAGGAACAACAATGTTATTACCATCAATGTCAGTTGTATATCCTGCGGGATAATATACTGAAGCATATGCATATTTAGTAACCAAACCATCTACTCCATCGGTTACGGCACCGGCAGAATTTCCAGCCCATGCAGCAAGTGCAGTTGGATCAGCAGCCAAAGTAATTGGAGCATCTGCAACGATGAATGATGTTTCATTACGTTTTTCATTCAATGCAACCAATGCTGGAATAAGTTCTGGATATCCGGGAGCACTAAGTAGATTGAAGTCATAATATTCATCTAACAATTGATCTGAATTATCAATAGCAGAAATCATAGCTTTTACAACCATTGCTCTCTGTGCTTTTCCGCCTAGATATGCAACACCATTATTGTCATTTCCACTTTGAGAAACCCAAGCAGATGTTTCGCCAGAAGTGAAGTGATTGGTCACAAATTCTTTTACATTCATGCCTGAACGACGAGTATTGAATAGCAGTGTTCCACGAGGATACAAAGTATAACTTGGAGCATCGCTATCCAAAATTGCTGGAGTAACTGTTAGCATTTGTGTAATTGACGGAAGAGTGCTTACACCGGGATCAACATTGCCATAAGCAGACCAACGAGCATCTGCAAAGACAATTCCATCTCTGGAAGTATGATCTTCATTGTTAATTTGACTCCAAGTATTGCTGGAATTGAAACGATACAGATTTGGAATCTGACTCATGTCTGAAGTATTGAACCAAAGATCACCCGGAACTAGAGCAGTTCCATCACTTTGCGTTGTCGGGGCAGAAGCACTAACTAGAACGCCGTTAGATGAAGTATTTGCAAGATTATAGCCGCGAGCATCGGTTACTGTGGCATAACTAGCCCAAGCTGATCCAGTGTTGATAAGAATATCGATGGCAGTTGGATCATTGTAATACCAAATGGTACCGTTATTTGGATCGGCAGTTGGTGTTGAAACTCCTTCAACATATGCTGGTGCAATCCAATTACTGACCTTATTGTAAATAGTAGAAAGATTCATACCAATGGTATTCAGTGGAGTCGAAACACCATCATATAGATAGAAAGTTCCACCTTCGGTATGTTCAATTACTACTTGACCATTTGTATTCAAACTTGCTTGAATACCTGAGAGATTTGCAGAATTGAATGCACTAATCAAATTTGCAACTGGTCCAGTGAAACTAATTTCAACATTTCCACTGAAGGTCGAACTTGCTGCTACAGTAGTATTGATATTACAATTATATGTTGTCGCACTTGATAAAATTGGAGATGAACTTGCTCCAACAATAATTGTAGGTCCACTAACACGAGTATAAAGAATGCCAGAAGCATTTGAATTGAATGCACCTGTATCATAATAGAAAGAACCAGCAGGAATATTAATACCACCGCCCACCGCATCCATTAAATAATTTGCCATGGCATCATTTGCAGCAACTGTTACTGGGCTAACATTCCAAGTATCGGAAGTTGAATTATAAACTTCAACAACAATATTTGCACCATTGTTTTCGTTGCTCATATTCATCCAAACAGATCCAGATGGAGCAGGATATGCATCAGTTGAAAGCCAAGATGGGGCATTTGTAAATAATGAGGTTGTATAAGCTGGAGCATAATACGTTGCAGCAGGAATACCAACTGGAGCAGTTGAAGTATTTCCAACAAGAATTGCACTATTTGTTGCTGAACTATTTGCAGTTAAGCAAAGACGATTGCCAGAAGCAAATGCACCAACACCAGTAATTGCAGCCGCATTTACATCGGCAACAATGGTTGTAAGATTGGCATTTACAAGAACAACGTTTGAGCCATTCAATGAAAGATTACCAGAAACAGTTCCAGTAATAGTCACGTTGCTTGTTACAGCAGGAACAGAAGACTGCCAAGAAGCTGAACCAAGCTGAACCCAAGTTCCAGCAGTGGACATATACCAAATTGGATCATTTGAATTGACAGTAACAACACAATAATCACCGGGCTTTCCAAATGAAGTGGCTGGCTTCCAATTTGCACCATACGTTCCACTAGTTGTACCATCGGTCTGTGAAACATTTGCTGCAATCCAAAGCTTTGCATTACCAGAATTATTGGTTGTTGAAATAGTTACAAAATCCTGATTGACTGCATCCCATTTTAAAAGACCAAATGAAGAAGTTGCAGTATCCAACCAAACTGTATTATTTGCAGGATTGTTCGAGGGAATAGTGAGAGATCCACTCAACTCTCCAAGATCAATATTTGCTCTCATAACATAACAAGAATCTGCCACAGAAAGAGCTTCATAACAAACCATTAATCCATGTTCGTTTTGTTCAGAATTGAAAACCGCAGTTCCTTCAACAATATCATAGCTTGGTTTACCAAAATCGTTGAGAAGAGAACGTTGGGAAGTTTCAAGAATAAGTTGACCTGCATTTGCTGAAGTTGTATATTGTGCAACTACATTGCTGGTATTAAGTTTATCCTGTGCAGTTGCAAGAATAATAAGAGGAGTAGTTGCACCAGAACCAGATGATACTGCGGTATTATCTGTAAGAGGTAATGTAACTCCGGGTGAAAGCATATTTGCCATTGATAGTTCTCCTATTGAGTAGTCTATAAGTATTTAGATCAATAGGGTCGAAAATGGCTAGATAAGTGAAACTCGAATTATTTTGTCGATGGCTTTTTCAAAATCTTCTTTGCTTGAGTCATTATGTATTGTGTGATCGAAATCTTCTAAAATCCAACCCCATTCAGAAATATGAATATTTGGATATTTAATACGCATTTCACCTGTTTCATTCAAATGTTCCAATTCTCTTTTTGCAGTATCATACCACTCTGGCAATGATCCTCTTCGAATCTGAATCAATTTTGCGTTTGAATTTCGAAGGGCCGTAATTTCATTGGTAAAACGACAATCATCAATGATTATATTCTCATCGCTAAATCGATTTAGCTTCCTCTCTAACGAAGCGATCCAGATATCTTGATGGAAGTGGTTACGACAGACCTCTGTACCCCACAATTGCAATACTTTTCGAGGAGTGAGATTTGGTATTCCAAGTCTATTTGACCACCAAACATCAACCACTTCCCGCCATTCTCTAGATTCTTTAGTTGACCCTTTCAAAAGTTCATATTCCCATCCAAATATATTTGAAATTGCTTTTTTTAGACTTTCTGCAAATGATAAATGGGTAAATCCATATTTTTCTTGAATGTAATCCGAGGCAAATCCTTTTCCACTTCCGATATTTCCTAAAAGACCAATAATCATATTATTACTCCTATTAGTATTTTAACCATGGAAAAAATAAAAATCAACCATAGATGAGAGATGTTATTAACTCGTATTTGATATCGAATGCTTCGCAAATTAATTCTACTTCTTTTAGACATTCGTATCTTCCACCACCAGCCATCAAAAATGGAGCAAATTGTCTCAACTGCGCGATTTCAATGAACTCCGGTAAATACAATGGTTCATCTCTCCAGTATTTTCCATTGGAATTCAATTCCTCTATGTCATCGTCGTCAAGAAGATCTTCAAGATCAAGTTGTCTTGAATCATTTACTCTTTCTTGAACCATCAGTCTAAGAACCTTCACAATCAATTCATCGGATATTCCAAGATCCATCCAAGGTCTTAGAAAGCCATATTCCTTTGGAACAAAATGAATTGATCCATCATCAACTAAATTTGGTTCAAGACCGTGTTCCAGATAATACTCAATTACATCACCTTTATGGTCCTGAGAATAATCGTGAGAATTGTAAAGAACAACCGATCTTCCTGAATTTTCATTTAACAGTTTGCATACTTTGGAAACGATATGTTTGCAATGATGATCATAGGCTGGCTGAACATCAACAATAAGAATGTTTTTGGATAGAACTTCATTAATTTTCATATTTCACTCTCTGTTATTTTTCTGCTATCTGGAGAAAAATTGCCATTATTTTCAATCGCCGATTTAATTTGATTCGTACTCCATGCAACATATATTTTTCCATGATAATCTGAAAAGATTACACCATCATTATGAAGCACCTTTTTCATTGCAGTGATGATTTGTCCTCCAGAAAAAGCACGAACCATCTCGGAAAGAAGATGTTCATCACCATACATTTTACTATGTTTAAATATATATTCGCTGTACATATTCAGCAAATCATTTCTATTCATTTTTTCTAACTCTTCTCTTGAATATTCACTATTTGAGAGTTCAAATGGTATCCAATTAGTGAAGAACCATTCTCTGTTTCCTTGTGCAATTATATCATGGAACTGGTCTTTGGTAATTTTATGGCTATTGGAGGAAAGTTCAAGTGGATTTTGAATACTGAGATACACTGCGAATAATTGTTTCTTTGTAATTTGCGAATGACCGTCAGTTTTCTTCATATATTGAGAAGCATTCTTTTTGTCGGTGAAGTAGAATCCCGGACCTTGTTTTGACATCATCGGCGAAAATACTATTGGAAATTCGAATTCGTTAAATCCTCCATTCACCGTTCCATGATATACAACCAATGGCAATCCATTTTCGTCAACCACTTTAGAATTTTTGAACCAATTCTTGAAACGGGAAGACTCGATAACGTTAGATTTCACAACTTCGTTAATTTTCATATAATTGTATTTAGGAATGAACCAACCAATTCGTCAATATTGTTTTGGTCATACTTAATTATCAGCAAAGGGATTTCATTATTCTCACAAAAATCTTGTTTCACTTTATCCCGAATGGTTCTCATCGTTAGCCCCTTCATTCCGCCAAAATGTTTGACTGGCTGGTAATGTTGTATACCATTGAACTCAATGGTGCCGATAATTTTGTCATCTTTAAAAAGAACAAAGTCAAAGGTGAGATGTTTTTTGAATTTGCAACCGGGAATAGTTCCCTGTGATTTAACGACCACTTTTGGGTGAAAGTCTTTTAGATAATTGTCAATAGTTATTTCTCCTTTTGAAGTTTGACATTTTTGACAACCATTACCCGAAAGATGGTAAGATGCTCTTTGGGAGAAATCCCCATGTTTGGAACAGGTGACGATTACCTCTTTTAAAGCCGCCACGTAAATTGTCTTTGTGTATGAGTAGAGATTGTTGTGAATTTCATTTGCCTTAATGATGAAATCTTCAGTATTGGTTACTCGACCACAACGATCACAGCCATTACTGTTCAAATGCCGGGAGGGAGTTTGAAAAAATTCTTTGTGAATAGGACAGATGATTGTGATTTTTGTCCTCATACGTTTGAACTTTGCGTGCGAGTAATCATATCTATTGCCAAATTTCTCATTTGCTTTTTTAAGAAATTCTTCAAAAGATACTGAAGTGGCGTCAATCCCACAATCACGGCAACCGTATTTGCTGTTCAAATGCACACGCGGAATTTGAGTAAATGGTCCATGAACTTTACAAATAATTGTCACTTCATCTTGTAAATGAACAACCACTTTCGAATAATCATAACGATCCCCAAATTTTTCTTTTGCCTTTTCAAGGAATTCTTCAGTTGTACATCTTTCACTGTCAAAGAAACATCTACTACATTTGTAACCAGCTATATGAGCATTTGGTGTTTGAAGAAATTCTTTGTGAACCGGGCAGATAATGGTAACTAAAATATTACCGCGTTTGTAATCAACTTTTGAATAGTCATAGAGGTCACCATTAAGAGCAACGGCTTCTTCAATGAATTGCTGAGTTGTTTTGGTGCGTCGCCTCTGACATTTTTTGCATCCATATCCAAATAGATGACCTGCTGCTCTCTGTGAAAAGGGTCCGTGCTTTGAACATATTACAACAACCTTGCCATCCGGTCCAGTATAATTCACCTGTGAGTAGTCATATTTGTTACCATGCTTTTTGGTGGCTTTTACTATAAATTCCTCGTTAGTCATTGTCAATCTCCTACTTCTAGTTATCCAATGAATATTCCCAAAGCACTTTCGCCATAGCGATAATTTTTGATATTTTCAATTAGTTCTTTTTTTAGTTCACTTGATTGCGCAAGTAATGCTGGGCCGTTCAAACTTATTCCGCCAGATGGACCGATAACTGTGCCAAATTTACCTCTGGCTTGCCCTATTGTCTCTAGCATCATTGCATATACATACTCTTTGAAAAACAAAATAGTGCGATGATCCGATAGTAGTTGAATTTCTGGTTTATAACTAAAACATTGTAAGGCAACTAGTTCCTTATCACCAATCGGTTTTCTAAATATCGTAAGTTTTTTTGTAACTGAGTTAAAATTGAAATCTAAATTTCCCCCAAATAATCTATCTACCGTTTTTAGATAGTCCGTATAGAGTTCAAATGATAGTAATCCACCAGTATTACCAGCATTTAGCAAAAATGTATTTAGGGTTGCTTGGGAGAATGCATCAAATTCTGAACCATTATTGAAATCGCCAACTGATCGTCTACTAATTTTCATAACGTATTGAATATTTTCAGGTAGAGTATAAAATTGTTGTTCCCGAAATAACTCAAGAAATGCAAAACCTTCTTCGACAGCGGCAGAAGAATATGTTCGGAAAACATCCAACGCTTTTGCAAGAGCATTGTTATAATGAATTGGATCGGCTTCCACTTCAACCATTTCATCACCTAACATTAGGCGGGTATAATCAAAAATATTCTGTCTAAGTTGTTTGAGCGTTGTGTTATCGGATTTGTCCATTTTTGTGCCTCTGTATGTATTTAGGCTAAAAGATCTTTCTGGATAAATACGTGTATGCCTAGATTATCACTTTGGAAAAGCGAACGTTTCTCAACCGATGCACAATTCATGGATAAATTAATTCGTGAACAGTTTGTTATGGGTGGTACAGATATTTACATTCACAAGTATCTTGGATCAGAGAACAATAATATTATGGATGATGCTACTCAGCCTAATTATCCAAATTTATCTGCTCAGAATATTCAAGATCTTCTTTTTCTTGAAAATCGAGATAGGAAATATTCAAAGGATATTGTTAGGGTTCGGTGCCATTTCAATGTAAATGATTTGGATCTTGATTTATCTCAATTTGGGTTAATGTTGAGTTCTGCTGGTACGTTGATGATTACTGTTCATTTGCGGGATTGTGTTGATACTCTTGGAAGAAAATTAATGTCTGGAGATGTTCTTGAAATTCCATGTATGAAAGAATTTTACTCAATGGATGAAACTGTTCCGATTGCATTGAAGAGATATTATGTTGTACAAACTGGAAGTCATCCCGCCAATGGAACCTCTCCGACATGGTGGAATCATCTTTGGAGAATCAAGTGTACACCGATGGTTGATAGTCAGGAGTATAGTCAAATTATGAATGAAATTGTTTATGATGTTATGGGAAATGAATATGTGGCAAATGGAAATGCTGTTACTTATGGTATGATTTCATCGTCAAAGGAAACAATGCAGGGTATAAATGATGCGATTATAAGTCAAGCAGAAACTATGGTTCCAAAATCTGGTTATAATGTTGAACCATTTTGGGCACCATTATTTGTAAATGGCGATCCAAATCAAGGAACATTACCACCGGGTTCAAGTCCACAACAAAAATGGTCTGGTTATAATGTTGGTGATGGTTCAGCCGTTGATGGGTATCCAGTATTATCGGCAACCGAATTTCCAAGTAATCCAACTGCCGGAGATTATTGCTTGAGAACAGATTATTTTCCACGTCCAAGATTATATAGATATTCGGGAAAGTATTGGCAATTTGTAGAAAACGATGTTAGAACTCCATTGACAAATGGCACTGGACAAACTCAAAGGGATCAGTTTATCAACAATGCAAATGTTTTTGTTGACAGTAGTAATGTTTCTGAGAAGGTTATTCAGAATCTTTCAACACTATTTCGTCCAGATCTCACCGGAAATATTTCGATTGGCTAAATACAACAGAGGAATAAATTAATGGCAGATGTAAAGATTCAAGCGATTATCGATAATATAAAACAAGTGAATATGAGTCCGAGTTCTCTTGAATTGTTATGTGAATTTGAAAAAGTTTTGGATGAAGCTGCATCGATTTATGCATTCATCAATTGGAGAGAGGGTGAACTGATTGAGGGTCCAAAAGTTACTGCCTATCGAGTTGAGTGTTCATTTTTCTGGCCATTGGATAAAATGCCTGATCCTGCTGGTGCTGCTAGATTACTTACATATGGAGTAAAAGTTTCTTATCGCAAAGCATGGTTAATTTATCCAATTAAGATTAAGACTCCAAGTGATTTTAGAGATGGTATAAAGAAACCTAAGTTGGCAAGGGCGAAGGTTTGGATTGTAACTATCAATATGCCTAAATATCTTATAAAAGATATAAAGCAAGGTAGTAAAGAAATTATGGATATGGAAATTGAATATTCCGATATATCCAAGGGATTTCAGAATGCCTTAGACGATAATGATTCAACAGAAGGTAGTTTTAACGATGATACAACAGGAATGTAACAATGACAAAAATAAATGAATCTTTTGAAGTTAACGATTTGAAATTGGTATTGTCTCCGAAAATTCATGTAGATGAATATAGTTCAAAAATCGGTAAAGACAGCGATATCATTGTTGTATCTTTTCTTGTTCATGATAAGCAAGCAGCCATGGATCTTATCAATTTTATCGAAGTTGGATATGATTTTGTATTGGATGCCGATCTTTCTGCTTCTGAAATTGAGCCGGGTAGTTATTTGGTCTTTGTTGAACTTATGCGAAGATTGAAATGTGTAAATCAAATTTTCAAAATTATTGATGATTTGCGTGGAGCAAGTGGATTCAAGAAAAGTGATTGGAAATTTCGTTATATCAATGATGATGAATATTATCCAGTAACATTTGACAATTTCAAAAAAATGGTTCCATTGTCTCCGAAATCATATAAAGATAACATCGCAGGACCAATTGAAGAAATGCTTTCCTTATCTGGAATTCCAATTGTGGAATCTATTCCAGTAACAGATTCAGAATTGAAAGCCTTGCAACATGCCGCTGGGATTGCATAAAGTATCAATTCCCCGAATTAACCATTAACATCTCAAGGAGAATATAAAATGTCCGTAAAAAGTTTTTTCACAAACGTATTTAATTTTTTGACTGGAAAGAGCGCAACCAATGCAACTTCTGTTTTGTCTGAGGTTAAGACATTTGTTGCTTTTGCTACACCTATTGCCGAAACTCTCACAACTCTTATTGGTGGGGCAAGTAATGGTGGCGAAGCAGCAACAATTATTGCTCGTATCAATACCGTTCTTGGTACACTAACCACTCTTTCAACTTCCGCTTCTAACATTACCTCAATTTCAACAGCACTAAATGCACTGACTGCCGATCTAGCTTCTCTGCTATCTCTTGTTGGTGTTAAGAATAGTGGAACAGTTTCCACCATTACCACAAGTGTAAATTTGATTTCTGGTGAATTGGCTGCATTGCTTTCCCAGATTCCTGCAACCAAGTGATTTTGATATAACAAGAAAAGACCCGCTCTTAGCGGGTCTTTTCTTTGCCTAAATACATACATGGCAACTAATAATCGAATTGGATCACAACCAGCACCATATACCAAACAAAACTCTGGACAATTTTTGTCTGGAGGACCATATGTTGGTATTGTAAAAAACAATCTTGACCCAACTTGTTCAGGAAGATTACAAGTATTCATTCCACAATTGGGCAGTTCCGATGAAAATAATCAAGATGGTTGGATTACAGTTTCCTATGCGTCTCCTTTTCGCGGTCAAACTCGCCAACGAAATGATTTGAATTTGTATATTGACAAAAATATTGATCCTACAACCACGGAAGACTATTCAGAAAACAGTTTTCAAAGCTATGGATTTTGGTTTGTTCCACCAGATCTAAATGGCCGAGTTCTTTGTTTCTTCGCAAATAATGATCCCAGCCAAGGGTATTGGGTATCTTGTATTGCCGATTCGTTAGACAGCCATATGGTGCCAGCAATCGGCGGTGTAATAGCTGCTACAGACAGCAATGGAGGATATTTATGGAATCCTTCTCTGTATTCTACCCATGCTGCTCTTGAAAAGTATATTCAAATTTCTGGACCCAATGGAGCCGAGATTCCATATCGTCTTCCAGTTTCTGAACCGGTTCTAATGAAACAAGCAAATTCTTCGCCTTCAACTCCCTCTGCGGTTGTTATGGTTCCTCAAGTATTTCAGAGCAGACAATTGGGAATTCAAGGATTGGCATTTGATTTTATTCGAGGAACAACAAGTGCATCAAGTGTTCGTGAAAATCCAAGTCAAGTATTTGGTATTAGTACACCGGGAAGATTGACAAGTTTTGCAAATGCCGCTTTAAGTCAAGAAATTTTATCTGAATTATCCAGTGTTGTGAATGGGTCTTCCGATGTTGATAAAGATGATCTAACCAAGAAAATGAATTGTGGGTATAGAACTGGTGGGCATCAGTTTGTATTGGATGATGGAAGTGTTGAAGGAATTGATCATGGTATTAGAATTAGATCATCTGCCGGTAATGAAATTTTGTTGGATGATACCAATGGACAAATTTATATTATCAATTCTGCTGGAACTGCATGGATTGAATTAACTCCAAGTGGAAGGATAGATGTGTTTGGAGCAAATTCAATTTCTATGAGAAGTAAAGGAAGTATCAACCTACATGCAGATAAAAATATCAATATGAATGCTACTGAAAATATTGTAATGCATTCTGGCGGAACCACACAAATTGATAGTGCCTCATCCATTACTATGAGAGGAACAAGCGGAACAACAATTTTTGATGGGGCATCAACACAAATTGGAACAAAAGGAAAAATGATTTTAAGTGGAAAATCGGGTGTTGATATAAATGCATTAGCTTCGAATTTCAATGTAACAGCGGGAAGTCTAAATCTTCCCGGTGCCGCATCAACTGTGTCTGATCCAAAAGCTGTTCAGTTGAGCACTCACGTTGATGTTGCCCAACAATCGGGAAGTCAAGCATGGTGGCAGACCAAAGATGGATTGAAATCTGTATGTGATCGAACACCAGCACACGAACCTTGGTCTGGATCAAACGGAGATGGTCATGAAATTGATGGAGTAAAAACTACAACGGTTCAAGTTGTTACTGCCGAACAAGCTTCAATTATTCGTGCTCAAGGAAAAAGTACCAGTAGCGGAATTAGAGGAACAAGCAGAAGTCCACAAGTTACTGAGGCTGATATTGCAGCACAAGTTGCTAAAGGAACTGTTTGTGAATTATCATTGAATGAAACAAAAGCATTGCTGGCATCATTATCTAAACAAGAAGTTGGATTTGTTGCATCTACCTCTAATCCCGGAAAAATCGGAACATATCTTTCAATGAATAGTACAAAACAAACATCTAATCCCGGAGTCACAACAAGTATCAAGGGAACCTCCCATAAAGATTATAAAGACGATGGTGGAACTGGATACTATGCTGTCAATGTTTATGGATATAGTGGCAAATATCAATTTGGAGCAGATGCGTTAGTTACTGCTGGATATATGAACAAGGGAAGTGAAAAATTGAATGGTGATCGTCTAAACAATTCGGCTAATTGGAGGAGATGCGTAAATGGTGTTACTTCATGGCAAACATTTTTGAAAAATCCAGATGCACAAGAGTCTGCAATTATTGTATTTCTAAATAGCATTTGTTCATCTATTCCAACCTCAGTGAAAAAACAAATATTGGCGGGGCCAAATAGTCATGCAACACTGGCTGGAGTAATAGGCGTTGCTCATCTATTGGGTGTGGGTGGAGCAATGCTATATTATAAACAAATAAATCCAAATTCTCCATACACTCCGAATGGAAAAGAGTTGAACCAAGACGGTTTTGGAACTGGTCCATCTGAAAGATTCAATGCATGTTCAAATGCAGTATCTTCGGTTACAGCATGAAAATGCCCAGAATATTCTGGGCATTTTCAACTACTCTTTCACTAATTTTGTATAACCATTTTCTTTTATAACTGTCAAAATGTTTGAGCATTTCAGTCTTATTTCTTCTCTATGGGAAATAAGGAAACAACTTTTGTGCATATCCCTTGAAAATTTTTGAAGTAACTTTACGGCATTTTCTGCTCCACCTTGATCTAATCCTGCATCCAAAATTTCATCAATGAAAAATAAATCAATGCTGTTGTAAAGATGTTCCCATACTTCTCTAAATGAGAAGGTAAGACTCAAAATTAACCGAACCGATTCACCACGAGATAAATTTCCGGGTGATAGTTCTCTTCCAAGTTCGCTAATTGAAATTGAAAGATCATTTTGAAAAATTACCTCGTGTGGCAATCCAAGTTCTGTAAGATAATGGTTCAATCGACTATTCAAAAATGATAAATTTTGTTCAATGATCTTCTTGCGAATAAACGAATCTTTGTTTGTAAGTAACTTCCAAAGAAATTCTTGATGATCGCATAATTTTGAAAGATCGTTGATACAAGTCATATCAATTTCTTCAAGAGCAGAATTTTTCATACCATCAATTTGTTCTTGATATGGATCAACATCTGCTATTCGAGCTTCAAATTCTTGATTCACTAACATCAACTTATTTCGATGATCGTGAACTTCGCTTAGTGTATTATAATTCTTTGCCATTGGTTTATCTGGAATTACAATACCACTCAATTCAACGTCCAATAATGATAAGGCTTCATTCAAGGAATTTATTTCGGCAGTATAGCTATTCAATTTTGAAGTTGCTTCTTGTAAAAGAATTGAATGCATGTCTCCTTGAATTTTTTGTTTACAGGTATGACATGACTGCGAATTTAAAGTTTCAATTTCGTTTTCAATTGTCTCTTTTCGTTTAGTTTCTTTAGCAATCGTTGAAGTTATTGTTTTTTTCTGACCGAGTAAATTGTTTCTATCACGAGTTAGATTATCATAGGTATTCCAAGCAGAATGAATATTTAACTCTTCTTCAATATCAATCTTGCTCAATTTTTCAATTTTGCTTTTCAGAAATTGAATGTCAGTTTCTTTTGCCTTTCTCCATGTAATTTGACGATGAAGAAGATTATCAATCTGGGTTTGAATTCTGTCATTTGATGCTTTGGTTGACTTGAGACGAATATCCTCAATCGTAATATTCTCTTTGAGTTTCTTTATCTCTTCTTTCAATAACTCTGCCTTAGAACTCAACAATGATATTCCAAGCAGTTCTTCAATGATCACTCGCTGTTCGTTGCTGGATTGTAATAAAAACGGAGTAGTATAAGTATTCAAAGCCACAATTTGAGTAAACATTTCATATGACATACCAAGAACTTTTTGAATTGCCGCCTGTGTCTCACGGCTATCTCCCTGTGCTGAATCTTCACTTGGTCCTTTATCTTGATGTTTTACTCCAGCCGTATAAAATTCAAGAATATTTGGCGAACGTCCACGAACAATTTTATAGTTGACATTATCAACTTCAAAATCGATAGTTACCACCATATTCTTACCATTTGAAATATTTACGAGACTCGGCTTTTTAATTTTGGAAATTGGAAATGAATACAAAACGTATGATAATGCATTCAAAATTGTGGACTTTCCACAACCATTTCTTGCAAGACCAGAATCCGACAATGTATCACGATTTTCACCCAAAATGAGTGTCAACTCTTCGCACGACAAATTTAGATTTTGTTCCACATTACCGATTGATAGAAAATTTTTGATACTCAGATTGTTAAATTTAATCATTAGTCACCATTATTTTTTGATTTTAAAGATCGCACCAACTATCGTGCTTGGGCAAAAAGGCTTTCCACTTAGATGAGAATTTGCAATTATCTGGACTATTTAGAAACAATGGAGCAATGTCAGAATCTTTATATCCGGCCAAACCACAACCAATTCTGGTGACATGAAACTTCATGTCTGGATGATTGATTGCGAAGGATATGAATTTTTGAACATGCCCATATACCGAAATCAGATCCAACGTTTTAATTCTCTCATCCTTCGTTGGAATACCATACGAGTCTCCCTGTAGACCCTCTCCACGGCCCTGTATGGCACCGTAGCGGAGTTTAGCAACCAAGGCGGCACCCTTACCATGCCTTCCAACAATATTACTGCCAAAAACGAAGATTATTTTTTCCATACTTGCTTGTTCTCCTAAAGTTTTCGATAAATATCGAGCAATACCGATGAATTGTAGAATTCGCTTTTGATATCGCTTAGTTGACTTACGATAATGTCATCTACACTTTGAAATGCAACATTTGAATTTAGAGCTAGATCATCGGCATATAAGTCTTTTTTCAAAGAAACCAAACTTAGTTCTCTAACCTCATATTCGGTCAAAAGTGCTTCTCGTAGATATTGAGACTCTTCGTAACTTACATCATTATTCAAGGTCACTCTAACATACGATTTGGGAAGTAAAAATACTTCTGGCGTTACAACCAAATCGCTCAAATTGCATGTTCTATATACTGGAGACTCTGGCCATGAATAATATTGCTCTTTCTTTCCATATTCAAGTACCATCATTCCTCGTGTTTCTTCTTCCCACGCATCTCCAAAATTTGTTGGAAATGTCGAACCAATATACTGTACATGGCCCAATTTTTGTCTTTTGTGAAAATGACCGGTAAATACTTTTCCAAAATTTTTGAATTTATCAAGTGTTAACCCATTTCCATCTGGCATAACAGATGTTCCACTCATGATGAATCCGGGAATCTCTAAATGTCCAAAAAGATAGTCGCCTTCATACGCAAATAAATGACGTTGTTCGTCTCCAACTAGCCATGGAGCCAATATACAATTTCCAATTTTAGTAATGTCATTTATTACAGTGATGTTTGGTAAATTGTCAGCCCAACATAAACTGAAATTTTTACGAGAAGTTTTTTCAAAGGTATCATGATTTCCGATTAGAACTAACACTTTTTCAAATGATTTCGAAAGAAGTTTCATGCCGTCAACACATGCAGTCAACGTGGGCAATGAAATATTATTTCTATTATGGGTATAATCGCCAAGAAATAAACAAGTCTCACAATTTTCTTCTTGGGCCTTTTTACAAAACCACTCTATGAAATCCAAATTATCGGAATTGGCAATTATGGAATTTGCTTTCCTTCCAAAATGTATATCTGAAAATATTGCCACTTTTTTGAACAAATTACTCATTTATGACTCCTATGATTTAATTCTAGTCCTGAAAAAAAAATTTTCAAGATGTAATTCAATCAATATAGGAATATTTATCCCGTCACACATGAAGAACTACATACTTGACTTAAAAACGCCAACCTGTAGAAACGGCGGCAAGGATGACCACATTGATCAAGAATGCAACCGTTATAAAACCGAATATGAATGTAAGCAACCATGATTTGAGGGTATTGTGTCGTTGATTCTGCGTAAAACGCATATTTAACAGACGGATTCTCTCCTCATAGACGTACTTTAGACTTAGAGTGTACGCAACCGGGTCCAGATACTCGCCCGTATAGCCAGTTACCACAGTCTCAACCCATTCTTGAAATTCTTGCGGTATATGCCCGTTTCCATAATTCCGGGGAAAGAGTTCAAATACCGAGAGAATGATGGCAATTATAAGGCATACAATAGCCGCAATTTCGCAACCGCGCATTGGCACGGTGGTTGCCTTGAATTGTAAAACTCCACCCATGAATACTCCCAAAAAGAGGGCGAAGACCAAAGCTATGCTCGTCTTGGTATCAAGGGTGTCACCTAGCGAGTATTCAACTCTATTTCGTTCTTCCGCTTGCTTATATAGCATTACCTGTAGCTCGTGCTGTGCAGTTATTTCCTGTGCCGTTTCTTTCATATCGTACTCCTCTGTGTTCCGTACTCCGGTTATGACAAAGCGATGAGTTTCTTGTGTATGATTCTAACGCCATTCAACTTTCCAAACAATTTCAACTGAAATTGTTTGGAAAGTTGAATATATAGTTTTCCAGATTTTTAGTCTTCGTTCCAACCACCAGTATCATTATTTGTTTTTGAAAAACTTGGATTAGATCCGGCCATTTGCAATAAAGTATCTCTTAGAACTTGTGTCTTTTTCTCTTGATTTAGAATTCGAAGAAAGGAATTCATAGTTACGGTTGAATAAAATGAAAACGGATTTTGTGATAACATTTCATTGAATTGAAGGGCAACCTGACAAAGTTGTACTAAACTTTGAGAAACGAAATCTTCTCTATATGAATACCCTCGAAAATTTGCTCTAGTTGAAACTCGTTCGCAAAGTTTGATGAGCATTCTTGCCAAGGTATCTGTCATTTGTCCGTGGTCTTTACAAAACTCTCCGGTATATAGATCACCTTTCCAATGACTTTTGCCAATGAGACATGCGACTTCTTGAGAATTTAGTCGATAGTGTTGAAATGGAGGAAAGTTCACTCTTATATGATCGGATTTTGTAGTTGTCAATTTTCTAATTTCGATTATCTGTTCCAATTCTTCTTCGCATTCATCAACTTCTTCTATAACATCTTCAAAAAATTTACTGATGATATCAGTTTTGCTTTTTTGTTTAGTAGCAACTTTTGATTCTTTTGGAGGAGCAAGAGGAATATGTTGGAATGTCATAATTCGAAAAATCAAATCATTGGTATCAATATCTTCAATGTTAAGTTTTATACCTTGTTCTCGATTGATTCTGTATATTCGATTGACTTTGGCTTTTTCAATTGTTTCTTCATTGATTTCTGATAATGAATTCAAAATAATATCAAATTGATGATCTGCCTCTGGATTGATAAACGAGCAGTAGGTATTCTTCGATAGGTGAATTTCTTTCAGAATATCTCGGTTGTTTAGATAATTAGTCTTGATTTTGGCACCCCTCTGATGTGGCTAAATATATATAGTGAAGTAATAGTACCATATTATTTAATTGGAGTCAATAAGAAAATGTCAATGATAACAGGACCATTTAATACAGATACTACAACCAATAATGGTTCGTCGTTGGCAAGCGCGGCGCAGTCACTTAATTTATATAAAGCGCCAGTTCCTCTTAATAATACTAGTGCAATTTCTATACCCGATTCAGAAACTAGATTATCAACTTTGAATTTATCATCATCTTCACTGGCTTCAGTTACTCCAACTGTTAGTTGTGGAGGAGATATTGTACAATCGGACAAACGAGTTCGAATTTCTTTACCACCAAAATCAATTCTATTTTACAATGATTCGAGTAACACGTTACTATCAATATTGAAAATGACAAATGGAGTTGTGTTTCCATATCAACCAAAAGTTGACATGGCATATTCGGCATCATATCAGGAGAATAGAGTTCTTCAGAGCAATTTCACATTCTATTCGTATGAGAGTAGTTCGGTAAAGCCATTTACCTTGTCCTGTGACTTCCCGGTACGGAACCAGATAGAGGGACAGTATGTAATTGCTGCAACGACGTTCCTACGGTGCCTTACGATGATGTTTACTGGAAATGATAAATATGCTGGAGCACCCCCAAGTTTAGCAATGGTGTCTGGAATGGGATTTGGAGGTTTAGATAATATTCCAGTTGCGATTACCGATGTGAATGTTAGTTATCCAGACAATGTTGATTATATTTCAATTACTCTTCCCGGATTGAACAATGAAATTACTAAGGTTCCAACAATTACTACAATATCTATTACTTGCACTCCAATGTTCAGTAGAGCATTTGCAAGTAAATTTTCATTGGATAAATTTTCAAAAGGACTTACTAGATTGCTGGGTGTATCTCCACAAAAGACTAGCACAGATTCTCCAACTACAACCGGAGGGAAATAATGAGTTCATATTCTGAGTATTCGCCATATTACAATACTTCAAATGATCGACAAGGTAGATTGGGTATTTGGGTACCTAGACCAATTTCTGGGAGTAGCCGCGATCAATACATTACAATTTCAGAAGCTTACAATCAGCGTCCTGATTTGATGGCATATGATCTTTATGGCGATAGTAGATTATGGTGGGTATTTGCTCAACGTAATCCAAATGCATTAGCAAGTGATCCTCTTGGAAATTTCTTATCTGGTACACAAATTTATATTCCAGATGCCAACGAGTTGAAAACGTCTTTGGGGGTTTAGAATATGAATGACGACAAAATAAGTAATGGGGTATTGACTCTTCCAAATGGATTAAAAATTGGTCAATCTAAATCCAATAATACAGTAATTGGTTCCTCCACAATAACAAGTAAACCATCGGTTTCAGATAATATATTGCGGAATTATGTGAGTTATTCTCCAATTATTTCATTTATGGTTGGTAGCCGAGCAACCTATGATACGTTGATGGATACTCAAAAATGGGATAAAGCTGCATGGTATTTAATTTGTAAAAGTGGAGGGAAGGGAAATGTCTCTAATGGTTTTTTCACTCCAGATTTATTTTTAGATGATCTTGAAATCAATACAATTTGTGGATTAAGTTCGGAAACTCGTGGATCAAATGCAACAGATGTAAAATTTACAATTACTGAACCATATGGTATGGATTTTATTGAAAATCTTTTTGCTCTATGCCACACAGAAACTCCAGATGGGTTAGGAGAGGACAATTATCTTCAGATTCCGTATTTGTTACATATATATTTTGAAGGAATCAAAGAGGATGGAGCAATTGAAAAGATTCCCTCAAGTGATAAAATTATTCCAATTCATCTCGTTAATATTGAAGTTAAGCTGAGTAGCATGGGTTCAATTTATAAAGTTGAAGCAGTTGCATATAATGAAATTGTATTGACTGAAAAATTTGGAAGAATTCCAGTTACCTTTGAATTGGATGGTGTATATTCTGGAACTACGGTACTTGCAACACCAGCGGGAATAACTGGAGTATATGATACATTAGCGGAAATCGGGTCAGCATACGGAAACGATGTGGCTGCTGGATATAATGCTATTACTGGTAAAAAAACTACTCCAACAAAAACAAATTCGCCATATGATACTACCAATAAGATTAGTGATGAAATTCCACAAGACAGTTCTTCGGTGGCGAATGCTACTACCATTGGTGGCTTAATGCAAAGTTTATGTTTTGCCTTGAATAATTATCAACATGAACTTGAAACTCTTATTCCGGGGTATGTTGGCGATCATTATTACTATAATATGGTAGGAGATGGCACTGCAAACCATACTACTAATATGATAAAAGATGCAACAATTAGCGGAGACGCAGCAGTAAAAGTTGCAACCGATGTAAAAATGGCCGATCCAATTTCAACGAACAATCAATTTGATGTATCAAAAGCTGCTAATTGGATAAGCCATTATGCCGCCGATTCTGAGGGTATGACAAAAGGTGGTGTGGAATATGGTTATAGAAAAATAACTTTATCACAAGGTAGCAGCATCGTCGATTCAATTAGTACAATGATAATCAATAGTACCTATATTACAGATCAAATTGATGTGTATAATGCTACATTAGATGAGATTGCGGTTGCCTCTCAATTTAGTGAGGAGTCTGGACAAGGGCCAAATGATCTTATTGATAAGATAACAAATACTCCTTTATATTGGTTTATCATTACCCCAATAGTTAGAAATAAGCAATACGATAATATTCGAAGAACTTATGCATCGTATATTACATATGAGATTCGACCATATCTAGTATATAATTCATCAAGTGTAAGTATCTCCAATGGTAATCCGGGAGAAAGAGTTGTAAAAGAATATGACTACATTTTCTCTGGAAAGAATACAGAAATATTGAATTTTGATATTGACTTTCAAAGTTCATTTATGACATATGGAAGTCCAACTGGAGATGTAAAGGGTCATGGAACTGGTGCAAAAATGCCAGAAAAGACTGCTCCTCCTGCTCCATTACCACTTAAAAAAACACCAATTAATCAAGGTAATTCTGTTCGGTATAATATTTCATCAAGTACAAATAATCAACCGGGAATTGGTAGTGTAGCTCCGGCAATGGTATTGGCAGGAGATGTAGCATCAACCATTTATACATTGTCCGATTTATTACAATTGAATTTGACTATCATGGGCGATCCAGATTATATCAAACAAGATGGAATTTTTATGAATAGTTCCTCAACTTCTCCAATAACTATGGGAGATACTAGACCAAAATACTTCAATTATAATTCTGGAGAAATTTATGTGAATATTGGTTTCAAAACTCCAAAAGATATAAATGCATCAACTGGAATTATGCAAACTGTTTATCAAAAGGATACTGTTGCATATTCTCAAAGTGTATTCAGTGGATTATATAGAATTGTGTCGGTAACAAATAAATTTTCGAAAGGGCAATTTACACAACAATTGGAAATGTATCGATTCAACGATTCTCACGATTTTGATTTCGCTCCTGCTCAACAACAATATAATGAAGCAGTTTCAAACGCATTGTCGGCACCGGGAGTTGGAATCATCGATAAAAATTTACCGACTCATATTCCACCAACTCCGTCTTTGTATACTGGTGATGATGGAGTGAAATTCTTGCGCTAAATACTATTGAGGCAATTAACATGAGACTTTTTGAATTGTTCGAAGATATTTTTACACCACCCGGATTAATACCAGATATCAATATACCTCAAGCTAATCCAGTTAGTAATACTGCGAATATTGCACCAAATACTGCTAACAATGCTCAGGTCGCACCAGTATCAAACCAAGATCTAATTGCTAAAACAAATCAAGCATTAACAAAAGGATCATTATTGAATCTTCCAATGGGTCCAAATAAGCAAGATCTTCAAATGAAAGTTGCAAATAATTACAATGGGAATGTAACAATTACAAATCCCAAAAAACCACAAGATCCTGCATTGACTTACAGTGTTGGAACAATGGCAAATGTTGTATCTCAGCAATCGGGATTTTAATGGCAAGTAGTCAAATTACATATCGAGGATTTTCCACAGTATCTGCATCAAGTCAAAAGAAATTTCGGCTTGTTGATCATGCATTGGTGAAGCAGGATCTTCTAAATGCTCTTATGACTAAACCCGGTTCTAGAGTTATGCAACCTACGTTTGGTTGTGTAGTTTGGAATAAATTGTTTGACAATATTACTCCAGCAGATGCAACAATTATTGCAGATGATATTCAAGCATTGATTGCAAATGATCCTAGATTGAATATACTAAATATCGATGTTACACAAGTTGTAAACACCCTTACAATTACAATTACTTTACAATACACAGATACTAATGAAATAGACACTCTCATTGCAACATATGACAGTAGTCTTTAAGGAGTTAAAAATGGCAGATTTTTCAATTGCATTTAATTGGATGATGGATAACGAAGATGCGCCCCGAAAATATAATAAGGTTCCAGATGTTGGTGGTTATGCAATTGGTGGAATCAATTCCGCTTCCTTTCCAAAGGAATTCAAAGTTATTGATGGTTTATCTGGAGAAGATCGCGCCAATGCAATTTATGCATTTTACCAGAAAAATTTTTGGAATACTTGGTATGAACAACTAACATCCGACGATCTAGCAAAAAGAGTTTTTGATGCTGCGGTGAACATGGGTCCGGGAACCGCCGTAAAATTGCTTCAACAGGCGATCAATGTAACCGCCGATGGTGGCTGGGGAAGCAAGACTGTTACGGCTGCAAACAACGATGAAGATGCTTGGCAGAAGTTCATTTTTCTACGTGTTCAGCACTATCAGGATATAGTAAAAGCAAAACCAATGATGGCAGTTTATCTTTCGCAGTGGGAAACAAGAGCGCAAAAGTGAAATTAAGAACAATCAAAAACCTCAACCAAAGTAGAATTGGTTGAGGTTTTTGCATGGATAAATACTGTTATGGCAAACGTTAGTAGTCTTCAGACAACCACCAAATTCGGCATCCAAGATTGGACAGCTATTTATTCACAAGTACCTAGTAACCCAATGTTGGATTCTTATGATTTTGAAACATTGAGAAAATCAATGATCAATTATCTTCAGGCAAACAATGCTGAGACTTACAATGATTATATTCAAAGTAGTGAGTATGTATCTCTAATTGATCTTATTGCTTTCATGGGACAGGCAATGTCCTATCGTTTTGATTTGAATGCAAGAGAATCATTTCTATCGACTGCCCAAACCAGAAATGCCATTACGTCGATTGCAAACACCATCAATTATATTCCATCTCGAAATTTGGCTGCAAATGGTTATTTGAAATTCAATTCAATCTCTATCAATGATGATGTATATGATAGTCTTGGAAATAATCTAAATGGCATTGTGATTACTTGGAATGACAAGTCCAACAAAAATTGGTTTGATCAATGGAACAGTATTATCAATGCTGTTCTTGTAAGTTCTCAGGTGGTTGGTAATCCCGGCAATACACAATTGATCAATGGAATTAGCTATGCCGAATATTCTTTGAATTGTCCAACTAATCAATATCCTCCATATTCATTTTCTGCATCGGTTGATACTCAAAGCATGAATTTTGAAATTGTAAATCCAACTTCTATGGGTCAAAATTACATCTATGAAGTCGGGCCATTGAATACTTCAACTTTCAACATTCTTTATGAAACGGATGGAAATGGTTATAGTAGCCAGAACACCGGATTCTTTTTCTATTTCAAACAAGGAACAACTGGATCTCAAACATTTTCTATTTCAAATGCTCTACCAAATTATAGCTTTACACTAACTAATACTGGTATCAATAATACGGATGTTTGGTTATATCAAATAAACTCCGATGGCACCTATACTAGATGGAATCAAGTTGATTCGGTGTATAGTAATAATTCATCTGTTACTAGTGGAAATATTTTTTCAATTTCAAATTTAGTAAATGATGGAATTACATTATCCTTCGGAGATGGTGTATTTGGAAATATTCCCAATGGCAATTTTGTAGTGTTTGCTCGTTCAAGCAATGGTCTTACATATCGGATAAATCCATCTGAAATTAGTTATCAAACATTTCAAATTCCTTATACTAGCAAGATCAACAGAACACAAGTTCTAACTGTAAAAGCAAGTCTTCTTTATACGGTTGGAAATAGTTCGGCAACAGAGTCTCTTTCAAATATCAAATTGAAAGCTCCTCAAAGCTATTACTCACAGAATCGAATGGTAAATGGTCAAGATTATAACAGTTTTCCCTTTACCAAATTCAGTTCGCTATTACAAGTAACAGCGGTGAATAGAGTAAGTTCAGGAATTTCACGTTATTTGGATGTAAATGATCCAACTGGAAAATATAGCAGCACAAATATTTTCGGGAATGATGGATTCATGTATATGGATGATAGTATTCAAACACAGGCATATACTTATTCTGGTATAAATGCTTTGGCGACGAGTATTCAAAATAATCTATCAAATATTATGGCAGATTCCACTACTATGAGTTTTGTATTTGATGAATATTCAGCGAATGATTTTTCAAATGTTGGTATCACATGGAACATGGTATTGAATGACAATACTTCAAGTTCTGGATATATCACCAATAATAGTAATGTAGTTATTAATGTCAATGATGCTACTTCTCTTCTTGTTCCGGGTGCTATTATTGAATTTATTCCGCCCACTGGTTATATGTTCGATAACAACAATAATTTGGTAATCAATGCTTCTGGAATTGCTGGATTGAATCAAACATCTGCCATTTATTCAACCATTGTTGGCTCTCCAATTCACGATGGATATGGAAATTCAATTGAACAGAATGGAACAAATGTGGATGGAACTGGTGCCATCCAATTGAATGCCAAAGTGCCATCGGGAGCAGTGTTAGGAAGTATTTTTCCTTTTTACACAACATCTATTCCGAACACAATACTAACAACCATTATCAAATATCTAAATAGTGGATTGGCAGTTGCCCTTCAATATTTTCCAAGTAATGTAACTGCTAACAATTACATTGGAATGTGGAAAATTATTACAAGTCCGACATTTCCATTGAATTACTCACCAAGTAATTATGGAACATCTTTTGTAACTCCAACCAGTAGCGGCGCAACCAGTACAAATAGTTGGCTTATTGCTATTGTTCCTACCTCTACCAATGGGTATACATTATACAATAGAAGTCATGCATACTATTTTGGAAGTGAGCAACAAACCTCTTTCTATTATGATAGTGCTGCCAAAGTGTATGATCCAATAAATGCTACAACACTTACCGATAGAATAACTATTCTAAAAGTAAATTCTGCTCCTTCTATAAGTACAAATCTAGGTCTTAGCGAAGATGTACCTGTTGATATTTTTTCAACTGTAAATAATTTAGACGGAACTATCGATAATAGCCGAGTTGGAATTCAATATGCCGATTTATATTCAACTGGTATTCCATCTAATCCAACCTTCTTCTCAAGTTGTGTGGGTCCAAATGATTATGTATTTTTTGTAACTGATAATACCACTAGCACTACACAATTATTGACAACTGGAATTATTGTCTCTTCGGTTGCAACAATCAATGCAAATTTATACAGTTATGCAAATGGAACAATTATTTTTTGTCAATCAAATAAAGCCTTTTATAAGATATCTAGATATGGAACAACGGCAACCAAAACACTATTGAATAATGCTGGTGATACTCTTACCTATACTTGCTATAATGGAAGATATGATTTGAAATTTCAATATCGGCATAATGCAGCCGATAGCAGACGTATTGATCCAAGTCCTGCAAATGTTATTGACATTTACTGTCTTGAAAATAGTTACGCTCTTGCATATCAGCAATGGGTAGAAGATACCACTGGTCAAGTTGCAAAACCAGATCCTCCGAATACTCAAGAGTTGAGTTCTGCTTATGGAACTCTTAACAATTACAAAATGGTATCAGATGAATTGATTTTCAATAGTGCTCAGTTCGTGCCGCTATTTGGAGATAAAGCCGATCCTACTCAACAGGCAACCGTTGTGGCTGTTACAAACCCAAATACTAATGTAAGTTCTGGAGAGATTGCTTCAAATATCATTATTCTAATGAATGCATATTTTGCAATTGGTAATTTCACTTTTGGACAACCTTTTTACTGGTCGGCATTGAGCAACTATCTAATAACAAATCTTGGAAGTATGGTTTCATCTGTCAATCTTGTTCCAACTGCTAATAATATGGCATATGGGAGTTTAGAACAGATAACCTGTGATCCATATCAAATTTTCATTTCATGTGCAACTGTTTCCGATGTGTTAGTAGTCTCTTCATTGAATAATCTAAATTTGCGAATCAATAACTAGAAAGTAGTCCAAGTAGTCCCTCAAAATATTGGCATTTTTCATGGCTAAATACCATTGAGGGACTACAAATGGCAAGTGTTGATTTTCTACCACCATATTTACAAACTACTGCAAATAAGAGATTCCTAGCATCCACTCTGGACTTGCTAATGAATCCACCAAAAATCACTCGCTTCGATGGATTTATTGGACGAACCGTGTCTAATAATGAAGTGTTGGATGGGTATTATCTTGGAGAATCAACTGCCATTCGTCAAAATTATCAATTGGAAGCTGGGTTTATTACTCGCGATGATAATAACAATATTACGAACACCTATAATTTTCTTGATCTTCTAAATGCTGCTGCAAGCAAAGATGCCGTTGTTACAAATTGGAATCGGTTATTGACTTCAAATTATTACAATTGGAACGGCTTTCTCAACATCGATAAGTTGACAAATTATTTCAATTATATTTGGGTATCAACATATAGTGATGCTTGGTATTGGAATAATCCTCTTCCAATCGGAGGAACCATTTCAGAAATCATTGGACAAACAACTTATACCGATATTTCAAGTGGTATAACGTTGATGAACGGCATGTTGATTGAATGTTCAAATAATACCTACATTGTAGAAAATGTTGGGGTAGAAATCAATCTTGTCAATACTGAAAAAATGATTTCTCCTAATTATACAGTTGTCCAAAATGATCCAATGGACTATATTACAATTGAAAGAAATTGCACCGATCATAATTTATGGTCAATGACAAATCATTGGATTCCTCGTGCAACAGTGGACGAGATTATCAATCGTCTTACCAACACCATTTCAAATTTTGTTGCACCAATCCAATTGAATATTGCCAACCGACCAATCATTGAATTCAAGGCCATGATTTTATTTGGTTCAAATACAATTGGTTTATCTCCAGTAACATATTTTGATAATTATACTCCAAATGCATTTTCAATTGTTGAAGGAGCGATGAAGTTTGAGTGTGATGGCAATCTTCTGAAGTCTGGAGATACAATTATTTTCAACAACGATCAAAATGAGACTATTAGAGGAACCGTTTATTCTGTGTTCATTGATAGTAATACTGGAATTTCGTTGACTCCCCTTTCGTATGCCTCAACAAAAAATTGCGTATTGATTTTGAATGGTTCAACTTTTACAAACCATACAGCATCGTGGAATGGAACAAAGTGGTTAGTGTCATCTCAAGTAAAAACTGATATAAATCAGTCTCCATTGTTTGATGTTTTTGATGCTACCAATACAAGTATTTCAACCTATAATGATTCATCATTTGAAGGAACAAAATTATTTTCATATGAAGTTGGTCTGGGAGCGAATGATCCAGTCTTAGGATTTCCATTATCATATGGCAATGTTGGAAACCTCAATGATGTAATTTTTGTTAATAATTATGATACCGATACTTTTATATATTATGGAGTAACTGTAAAACAAAACATCAATATTGGGCTTCCTATGTTTGTTGACCCAGTATCTCTGGAAACTTCATTGTATGATCAATGGACCTATGTTGACGAGAATTTGTATCTATATCAAAATTATATTACCATTGGAACTTCAACTGTCATTCTAAACAACGGAGTGCTGATCGACGATTCCAATAAACCAACTTTGGTATATGTAAACGGAGAATTGACAACTTTCACTCTGCAAACCATCAATAATTCCATCGTTGTTGACATTACAAGCCATGTTCTAAGCACCGATAACGTTCTGGTGAAGGTATTATCCTCCACAGCCATTACGGGCGCGTGGTACGACGTTCCAACCGCATTTGATCATAATCCACTGAATGCAACTTTGAATACCTTCAACATTAGTGAAATTCGCGGAAATGCTATTCGAAAGAATGAAGCATTTGCAATGCTCCCATCTATGTTTCTATGCAACAATACATATGACATAGATAAAGCTATTCGAGATGCAGGGGATGATTACACCTTATTCAAACAAAAATTTATTACCACTTTGAACAATATCAATAATCTAAATAGTATGTCTGTAAAAGACGCAGTTGATATGGTTCTTAAAAACATTTCAGCAACTTTCACATCAAGTCAGGAATGGAACAATAGTGATATGGTTCCATTTGGTGGAAATAAAACTTCATATACTATCACAAAATATTATCCAAAGACCTACAACCTTAAAGGCACTTATGACTTTTCTCAACCAAGCAGTGTTGGAATTTTAGTATATGTAAATAACAATCAATTGATCAAATATGTGAACTATTCAGTTACGGGTTCAATTTTGACAATGTTAACTCCATTATATCCAATGGATGTTTTAGATATCTATGAAATTTCAGATACTACCGGAAGCCATATTCCTGCAACTCCAACAAAATTTGGATTGGCTCAGAAATATATTCCAACTATTTACACAGATAACACCTATGTAACTCCTAGAGCAGTCATTCAAGGACATGACGGAAGTATTACAACCTGTTATGGAGATATTCGTGATAATATTCTTCTTGAATATGAAATGCGAGTTTACAACAACTTGAAAGTCAATAATCAACTTATTGCAGATACCATACAAACATATCTCCCCGATTGTGGTTATTGGAGAAAGTCTCCTTATGCCTTGAATGAGTTCAATTCCATTCTATCAAGAACGTTTTACGAATGGGCCTCTGAATATAATGTAACTTATGATAACTCTTTTTATGATGAAGGAAATTATTTCACATGGAATTGGTCTGCTAGTTTGGATAAACTTTCAAACAATAATCTTCTGGGATATTGGAGAGGAAACTACAAATGGTTTTTCGATACTGATAGTGTGAATGAAACACCATGGGAAATGTTGAATTTATCTATCAAGCCGGTTTGGTGGGATAGTACATATGGCCCATCTCCATATACTGGCAGTAATCAAATGATGTGGGATGATATTGCAAATGGTATTGTTAGATATCCAAGTGGTCCAGTAGTTAGTTCATTTGGCCCAAGACCAAACATTTCAAGTATTATTCCAGTGGATGCCTCTGGCAATCTGTTAGACCCAAATACTGCAATTGTTGGATCTTATAATGACAGCAATGCATCTGGAGATTTTTCATTTGGTGATATGGCTCCGATTGAAAATGTTTGGAGACAGTCAAGTGTGTATCAATTTTCGTTATTGAGAGCTAGAATTCTCATGAATCCAACGTTCATGCTGGGAATGTTATGGGATACAAATAACTATCTTCCAAGTAATAATTGGAAGGAGTTCAAGTATAAAGGATGGTCTATTCCTGCAATATCAGAGGTAATTGTTGATTCTTCGCGTAATAGTGTTTTGAATTACTCTTTTGAATTTTTGAAAAAACAAAGTTTAGATGCTTCAAAAATTCAAAAAGATATTACAAATACAAGTGCATGTTTGATGTATGCTTTGGGTGGTTTTACTGATCCATCCGATATTACCGCTTATGCAAATCCAAATAATCCATATGATGTTGGAGCAGCAGAACTAATTCCAACACAAGATTTCAAATTGTTTCTCAATAAGAGTGTTCCTGTTGGAACAGTAAATTATAGTGGTGTTATTATCACTAAAACTGCCAATGGGTATCAAGTAAGTGGATATAATAAAATCAATCCATACTTCAATATATATTCGGTAAATCAATATGGCCCTTCTAAGTCAATTGGGGTTACTCCAAATATGTATACTTATCCAAAATCTTTTTCTTCTAATGTTATTACGGTTCCTTACAATACCGTATTTTATACAGAAGCTTCAGTAATTGCCTTTTTAGCTGGTTATGAATATTATTTGATATCCAATGGATTGAAATTTTCTCTTGACAATAATCAATCGAAAATTTCTTGGTCCGACGCAGCAATTCAATTTATTAAATGGGCGCTCACCGACTTTACCAAAGTTGGGAATTTATCATTGGTCTTGAATCCAAGTGCGTCTATCTTAGAATATAATGCATCATCTGGCACTATGTATGATTTGACCGATACCAACGTAAGTTCATTGCTTGATGTAAGTGGTCAGTTAATTGATTCAAAATATCTTGATGTTTATAGAGAAGGAAACAATGTGACTATTACTCATCAAGGCGGTGGAGTATTTGCATGTCTAAATGCAGATATTGTTACCTATGAACATCGTATTGTATTTGATAATACCACAGCTTTTTCAGATGTTATATATGATCCTATCACTGGAATTAGACAACTTCGTATCAAACTTAGTGGTCAAAAAAGTGCCGATTGGGATGGAACATTATCAAGCCCCGGATTTCTGATTTGTACAGACACTGTTGATACATGGGAACCGAATAATGATTATCTTTTTGGAAGTCTAGTAACTTGGAAAGGAATTAACTATATTGCAACACAAAATATAATTGGTTCATCGACCTTTCAATATGCTTATTTTCAACAGGTGAATACTCAATTTACAAATAGTATTCTTCCAAATTTATCTTTGAAAGCTGTTGATTATTCTCATATATATGATACTACTTATAGACCATTTATAACCGATTTGGTTGCCTTGAGAAATAACACTCTTGGGTATATTGAAAGAGATTGGTTATCTGGTTTGGACATTGATACTGGAGCACAAGCATCATTTTATAGTGGATGGATCAAAGAAAAGGGAACACTTAAATCTATTCAGAATTATGGTGCAGGATCTACACCAGAATTGAATACCAACCTCAATGTATACGAAGAGTATGCCATCAAAGTTGGTGTATATGGTGCAGACAATCGCACTGGTTATGGAGAAGTAAGTCTAACTCCTGCCATGAACACCATGAATCCAACTGTCATTTCGTTCGTGGCATCTACCGATGCAAAATCATCGAACGTTATTCAAATTACTGAAAATCATATGTATGAAAAATCAATTAATTGGAAAAATGATTTTATACAACCTTACGGAAATTTGAAAATCAATACATTGGGATTCAACACTGGCGGTCCTGTTGTTCCACAAAGAATTTTATCATTCAATGAAAAGACTATCAAAGGATTCGATGTTCAAGCAGACTATAACAGCACTTTTTTTAGCAATATTGTTTCAATGATTAATGATTCTGACCAAATCAATATATTGAAAATTGCTAAGGGTGGCGGATTGTTCTGGATTGAAAACAATGATAATAAGGAATGGGATGTAATAACATTCGAAGGACAACCAACAGGTATTTCAAGTGTCACCAATCTGAATGGAAATGTTCTTCAACTTTCACTAACTTCAAATATTTCCACAACTGCAAATAGTTTCATTGCAATTGACTTCGAAGATGCAAATATCTCCGGAGTATTCAGAGTATTTGATTATAATGTAAATCCATCTTTCAATGGAAATGTTATTCAATATTCAAATCTTTGCATTGTTTCTACCAATAACTCAAACTTATCGTATACTACTCCGATTGTATCAACAATTTTTACTCCGAAGTCATTACGAATTTCTGACATTGGTTCTGCAATCACCACATCATCAGATAAAGTCTTGTTTGCGGAAAGGGATGAGTTTGGCGAAACATCATATGAATTGAATCCTCCATATAACACCGTTATTGAATCACCATATATAAAAAATGCAATTGCAATCAATTCCATTGCATATGATTCAGAAACTCTGATGGCAGTTGTTGGTAAACCGACTGCTTATTATGATTCTGCCAGTGAACTATCCAGAGGATTAGTTGAAGTTAAGGGAATCACAGATTATCCATCTACCGATGGTAATGTATATCCACAATTTACCTCGGTAATAAACGGTATTGTTCGGAAAAGTCCAAATAGTTATAATCTAGGAAACCTTGTAGTTGCAACAAACGGAAATGCCGTTGTAACTGCCAGTAATATTAGTATGGGTGTATATGGATCTCCACAATTATATGTTATTGGATATGATTCCCATTCAATACCAAGTATCAATCAAATTCTTGATACTGCGAATCAATTACCACTTACAAATATTGGAATTGATATTTCTTCGATGTGTATGAGTTCCAATAGCAATTGGATATATGCCATAAGTAATAATGGATATATTTTGCCATATATCAAGCAGTATAATAATAATCCACAGACGTATACTATCACTGCAATTGCCAGCGATCATGTGACGGTATCTCCCGCAATTTCAAATGAGTATGATACAAATTCAATTAGAGTTGAAATTGATGGTTCTATCAGTGATAAACGTATATTGATGCCTTCAACCGAAATTACATATTTGTCAACCAATGATATTGGACTCAATACTTCAGAATTCAATGTTGGCGTTTCTGGATATGTAACAACTATTCACGATCTTCCATTCTATTATACTCCATTAGGAGCAGTATATTTGAATGGGTATGAGGGAAGTGTTATTGCTTGTAATTCAGATGGTTCAACCATTGCGGTAGGCGTCCCTTCTTATAATGGAAATATTGGAGCAGTATTAGTATACAATCGCACAATTGAAAATCAAATTGTTTTTTCAAATACCAACACTATTACTCCGACCTTAACTATTGAAGTTTTGGGTTCAGTCTCCGTCAACAATGTCTTATTGTCTCCAACAGAATATTATTGTGAATATGGTGGTGGACATGGTATCCCTAGATTTGTGTCAAACATCATTTTCAATTCAACCATCTATCCGGGAAGCACAGTTGGAATTAATGGTAATAGAATTGTTCTTCAACAAATTATTCTTCCTCCAAACAGTTATGACAAGGGATTTGGAACAAGTGTTGCCTTAAACAATAATGTATTGATAGTTGGAAGCATCCATTCTACTGTGAGCAAAATATACAATTCAGGCGCTGCCTATATGTATGTTCTCGATACCGAATTTACTACTCAAAAAACTATTCCATTGTCTAAACTAACTACCGTTCCAAACACGTTCATGATTAACGATTGGATTATCACTCAAACTGGAAACACATATCAATCACTGGTATCAGATATAAACAATTATTCTCAATATACCGGAGTATCTGCCACTATAGCTGGAAATAATATGATTCTTTCCATTGACTCTGCTTATCAAGATCGTGGTATTTCACTGTCATTTTAGCGGCTAAATACAACAGAGGATTATTCAGTGAATGGTTCAAATTTAGCAAGTCAATTTGTATTAGTTGGTCAAGTCAACTCAGGCAATACTGCCATGAGAACATTTGGCCAACAAATTAAGTGGTTCGGAAATGATTTATTTGGAGTTGTTGGAACGTATCCATATCGTACTGTATTAGACACTATTCCATTTACCGATAATACTGTGTTTGATGACACCAATAGTAATTTTGGAGACTCTGACCAAGCATTTACACAAGGTCTAGTTATGTATCAAGTGTTGAATACCGATGGATCATATATCAATTCTGTTGATGATAACATAACTTCCGTGAAAGTTAACGAATTGCATGTACATGGAACAAACACTCCTAGTTTGGTATTTTCCGGTGAAATTGACAATCTACTATTGACAGACAAAAATAATCCAGATAATGATATTACCATTTACAATAATCCGGCAATGTCACATGGATGGACAGTATCATCATCTCAAGAAAACAAAATCGATTCCTCAAGTATTTCTTTTGCATGGATTTATGATTCTATAACTAAAGAAAAATTGGTTGATCTTGAAGTTGTCGATTTGAGTATGGGTATTCTTCCCCAATCTATTGCTCAATATTTGGATTATTCATGCGATATTGATCCTGCGGTTTATTCTATTTCTCCATGGACCGCCAGCACCGTATATTCTGTTGGTGACCGTGTTCTTTATGGTGGCAATGTTTACACTGCTTTATATAATGGAAAGAGTGGAAATATGTTCGGTAAAGACCTCTGGAACTTTATTGGACCCCTTACCTCACATGCAGTTGGTGTAACGCTCTGGGGGTCAGAGAATGCCGGGAAGACATGGTTTAAAACGGCTCATAAGAGAGTTGTCAATGCTCAGGTAGGAACAGTTTCAGAACGTGCTCAAAATTGGAACGAATGGTTTCCAAATGAAAATATTGTTGTATATGAATGGGTTTCAAGTTCGGTATCTCCCGAAAATTTCATTTCCAATAATAACAATGGCTATGTGGATTCTTCTGACATTATGTATACTTACGACCAAAAATCAAAAACATATGGATTTTGGGTCTATGGAAAAACAAGTAATGGAATTCTCCATAATCAGTCGGTGAGTCAGCTTAGTTATAGTATTTCCAATATTCCAAATTCTGGTATTCCAATGATTTCTGCATTGGATACAAATACCATTGCATCATGGAATATCAATAACTATATTGCAAGTGGAACTTCCATTCTTCATATTGAATATGAAAAAGAATCGGCAGACAACACTATTCATAATGAATTTGCTTTGATTAGTAATGATGGTAGTAAATCTTGGATCAATACTCCAATTTATTCAAAATTTCTTGACAGTATTTGTGGATATACTGAAAGTGGATTATTGGCACCAGATTATACAATACCATCACAACAACAAATCGGAATTCTGAATAATCCAATTCAATCTTTATTTGAAAATCGTGTTATTGCTCTAAAGATTTATTTTAATATCATCAATGCCACTTTGGCAAATGTGGCGGCAGCTTCATCGTCTATTGTAAATTTACTATCTAATTATGATCCTGCTCCGACTAGCGGTTTTGATGAAATAATTTCCAATAGGGCAGTCTTAGATCAATTGGATATTGCTGAATATCCAGAAAATTACAAGATTCTTATTTCCTCTGATGATACAATAACTTCAAATGGTTGGAGTATAGTTAGAGCAGTTGACAAGGAATGGAGGTATGATCAATGCCAAACTTTCAACTTAACATCATTTTGGGAATATGCTAATTGGTATTCCTCTTCATATGTAACAACTTCTCCAACCTTTACCTTGAATACTCTTGGAGAGTTGCCCTCTATTTCTTATGGTATTGGAGATATCATTAAAGTAACTGATGGCAATGTTTCTATATATCAGGTAACCACAAATGAACTAAATTCAAATGTTCTTCAATTGGAACCAATTTTCATTGAGAATGGCACAATTCAATTTTTGCCATCTTTGTATGATTTTGAAGCTTCAAATATTGGATTTGGTGCTTCGTCCTTTGGTTCAACACCATTTGACAATGATCCATATATTGCAATTAGAGCAATCACAAATATTCTAAATACTTCAATTTTTGTTGGCGATCAAACATTACTACAAGCTGCCGATGATGCTTTCTATGCAATGATTCGGTATATGTTATACGAAAATAAAAATCTTGATTGGCTATTCAAAACAAGCTTTGTAAAAGTTGAATATAACAACCGAGATATTATGGCTCAAGGAAATTTTGTTCCAGATAATCAAGACATGATGATTGATTTTGTAAATGAGACTACTCCATTTCATACTAGAATTAGAACTTTCAAAAATACATATTCTGGTACCGATTATGCAAATGTGGGTGCAGTAGATTATGATCTACCTTCTCAGTATGATACCAATTATTATAATTTGATTCATTCAATTACCAATAATCCAAAGATGACTGATATTTTACAAACGTCATTATTCGATCAAACATGCGGAACAACATACGATTCAAATTATGTGTATATTACCAGTAATAGTATTCCAAATTATTCTATTACTTCATTGCCATATACTGTCGAACCTCAAAATTTAAATTTTGGGTTTGCAAGAATACCTGAAGATGGTATTCTTCAATATAGTACATATTTCACAAAATCTGGTGAAATTACCCTCGATGCTTCTTTGAGCAATTTCTCAAATTCTGCCTCTGGTGGGTACTTCATGGTGGAACAACCAATTGGATCGATTGACGGGGTTAATAAAACGTTTTACCTGACGGGTATGGTAAGGAATGTAGACACACTTATTATCGCTTTGAATAGTCAAGTATTGGCTAATGGAACTGATTACACTCTAACCGGTCAATATGTTCTTTTAAACTTCTCTCCAAAGGTTGGTGATGCCCTTCGTGCCTATTATCTATATAGTGAAACTGTACAGAACGGTTATGTAAGCATCAATCTAACATCTCAAATTGCGCCAACTGATGTAACCTATGCATTCACATTGAATTCGGTTCCATCACCAGCTAGTAGCCTTAAACTATATTACAACGGTATCTTGGCAATTGAAGGACCAGATTTCACTTTATCTGGAGTAACCGTGACAACAAATTTTGGATGCAATCCGGGAGACAGTTTATTTGCGGAGTACAGAACGAATGTTGTAAGTGAATATTATACTTATTATGATATGGTAATTCCATCTGGTACCATGAATGGAGTCAATACCACTTTCAGTCTTCCACAGACTCCATATTCTCTTCAGATTTATTACAATGGTGCATTACAAATAAATGGTATTGATTTTATATTGGAAGGCGCGAACATTATTTTTGTAAATGCTCCCAACATGAATGATAATATCTATGTTTATTACACAACTATTTCGACTATTCCCGAAGTGTTCAGTGTAATAAACACTATTACAAATATTTCAAATGACCCAGTTCTTCCAATTGGAATTGCAACGAATGGCATTCCGTTTTATGGACCTGCAAATTGCAATATTGCAACCTTGTTTTTTGGTGAAAATCTTTCAACTTACAATACCTTTACTGTGAATGAAGTCTTTTATTCCAATTTAGCGGGGTATGATTTGGGATTAGGAATCACAGATGATAGTAATGGAGCCTTGAAATATTATGTAAATCCTACTGGCATGTATGTTATGAATTCTTCCAATCATAGTCCACTGTTAGGTTTTGCAATCGATGGTAATCCCATTTATGGCCCATATGGATATGACGAGATTATTCCCAATGCAAACAGTTATACTGTAATTTTAAACACTTCAAGTTATCAATTGAAAACTGCTGAGAGATTGAACGCGACTGGTAATATCTATAATGGAATGCAAATGGCATTATATGCAAATACCAACGGTCAATACATTGAAGATTTCACCTTTGTTCCGGGATCTGGAACCTTGAATGAAAACAATGGAAGATTTTGTATCACTCCAGAATATCCAAATGGAACCTTTGCATATTTTGCAACAATAGATATTCATGGAAATCCTGTTTATCCATATTTGATTGGGCCTACATTTAGATCGATTCCCTATAATCTAAAAAATGCTTATATCAACAATGTTCCAAAGGCGCTGTATCCAAATGGAAATATACATATTCCATATACAAATGTAGCGTCTATTTTGAATATGGTTAGAAGTCCAGATGGAAGTGCAAGCAGTGATGAGGAAACCTTACTGGAAAACATTTATACACCATGGAAAGAAAATTATCCATTGACACTAACCGATGTTGTTGTGACAAATCCCGGAAGCGGTTTTGTAAATATTGCAGCAAACGTCTATGTTGAAAATGCAAATGCTTATCTATCATCGTTGAAAGTTGTCTATGCAAATATCAGTAATATTGGCAGTAATTACTCAAATCATGATGTTCTGACATTGACAAATAACGTCGCAAATATTGTTGTAAATTCAGTCTATTCAAATGGTGCAATTAAAACATATTCAATGACTCCATATAACAATGTTTCGGTAATTCTCAATCGATTTAATGTCTCGCAATATTCCACGACTGGAACCGGTAGTGGAGCACAATTCAATTTGGATTTTGGTGCATCTGAAATTACCATTGTAAGTGCGAATACATATACCTCAATTCCAGAGGTAAGTATTAGTTATGCATATGGAAATACTTATGCCAATATCCTGCCAATATTAGACAATCCATACATTCGTCAAATTGATTCTACTATTCGTTTTGATAGAGTTGATAAGAATGTTGAAAAGATAAATTCCAATGTTTATTATCCCATTGGTTCAATTGTATATGATTATGCCAATACAAAATTTGTTGAGGCGATGGTCGCCAATGCTTCTATCTCGATGCTTGGAAATGCAAATGTATGGACACTTGCAAGTGGAGAAAGTATTTCAACATCAACTGCCGAAAATAGAATTTTCTCGGCCTACAATCCAAATTCATCAATGTTTGGCAATGTAAATTCTTTATTGATGAGTGGATGTTCATACTCTGGAATTGTTGTTGGAGATGAACAATTTGCTATAAATTATGATGTTCCAACTGGCTCTATCTATGACGAAGATGAAGGCGATGCAAGTAATGTTGTATTGAATCTGGCATGGAGGCCAAGTCAGATTCAAAGTAGTGCCTTCAGTTCAGAATTTGTGCGTTTTGGTAATACTGCTGGAGTGGTAAATTCGAGTAATGATCAGTATTTTTCAATAACCAATAATTGCCCAAATCTTGCAATAAATTCAAACAATTTCACTCTTGAATTTTATTGTAACTTCACGAATATTGCATCTTCAGTATTGATAGATACCAGAAATTCTTCTGGTAGTACAACTGGATTTGTTATTGGTAATGACGCTGGAACGATTACATTCAATGATTCAAGTATTTCAATGTCTAGTAATATAGCCATAACAAGTAATGTTTGGAATTTCATTGTTGTAAATGGAACTGGAAATGCTATTTCAATGTATGTAAATGGAAATCTATCAGCTATGTCTTCAGAGGCATATAACTATATAGATACAAATTTGACAATTGGAGCAGACGTAACGGGAGATAATGTTTCAAACGTATATATCGATGAAATGAGATTTACTGTGAATCATAATCGATATTCAAAGACTAACACAATTGATCTGCCATCCTCTCCGTTTTCACGAGATATAAATGTCGATCCATATTTGTTAGCCCATTATACTCCAATTCTATATGGTTTTGAAACTTTCAATAATGAAAGCGAAGCCAATGTTACTTTTCAATGTGTAAATGCCGATCATACAATTAATGATCTATCGTGGAATACAAAGACATTGAATCTGATTGGGTATGGTTCAAGTAACTTGGTAGTAGATGGCACAAGTCTAAATAGTAATATAAGTAAAATTCTTTCGGTGAAGGTGAATAACTAATGGCTGGTTATATTCAAGCAAATGATAGTACGGATTTCAATTTCGGATGGAACGACTTTACCATTGAGTTTTTTCTTGAACCAAATACCAATAGTAATAGTCAAGTCTTATTTGAAATATCAGATACTGCAAACAGTTGTAGTCTATCATTGAACAATGGTATTCTAAACCTCAATGGTATTGGATCGACTATTGTAGGTGGATTGGTATCAACTGGTAATCTTCATTATGTAAGTGTTGAAAGAAGCAGCAATGTTATATATCTATTTTTGGATGGAGTGTGTCAATATTCTCCAACATCTCGTATCGTTGCAATTCCCAATAATAATGGTAATCCTGTATCATTGACTATTGGAGCGGATATCTCTGGTAATAATTGTTTTGATGGTGAATTTGGTGATTTCAAAATAAACAATGGCTTTGCTCGTCATATTCGTGCAGGTTCCAATATTAGTTCCAATTTCACAAATGCAAATCTTGGAAATGGTGTTGCAGATATTGTAGTGACTGGTGGCGAATTTATTGGAAAGATTTCTAGTTATTCACCCGAAGAACTTGTAACATCTCAAATTTTTGACACTCTTCAAATTTCTGTCTCACAAATTGCAATTGGAGCAAGTAATACTTCAACTCCTATCATTGGTTATGAAATGTTTAAACCAATGATTTTGGCTGGCCCAGTAGGATCATACACCATCGATGCAATTGGAAATGCAATGGCAATTTTTCCTGTTCCGTGGACAACACTACTGGCTGGCGATGCAGCTATTACCGCAAATGGAATTTCTGTTCCATCGAATGAGTGGCAAATAACCAATGGAAGATTGAATATTCCAGCCCACGTTGGCGCAAATATTGTTATTACTCCAACTGGACCTACAACATATTCTGTATTATCAAGTAATTGTTATACAACTCTTTCAAGTCCCTTGTATGCAAATAGCACATCTATAAATTTATCAAATGGTGCTGGATTTCCTTCTCCTACTATTGGTAAAAAAGGAACCTTGTTTATTGAAGGAGAATGCATAAATTATGTATATATTTCTGGAAATACTTTATCTGGTTTGACTCGCGGAGTATCTGGAACTGGAATACTACCTCTCTATAATTCAAACACTCAAGTTATTTGTTCTGGAACAAAATACGATATTAAAACATTATCTGGAATTGAGCCGAGTGAATATCTCTGGTATACCGCAAATAGTGGAACAAGTTTACAAAATACTCATTCCACTATCTCAAACATTCTTGTAAATTACGGATCTTTTAAGTTAAATTAAAATCCAATTGCAATCCAACTTGCTTGTGCTCCACCAGAGCCATCACTTTGTGATAATGTTAGGGTAGTTGTATTACCAAATGCTCCAAAAGCAGCGGGAATAATTGATACCGAACCGCTGTCACTAGCTATAACGGATAAACAGGCATGGGGAAATGGTATGCTAGGCCACGTATAAGAATGTGTTCCATAAGGAGAAAACTGTGTTCCCCATTGTATGATTAATCCACCGAGAGCACTTCCCAATTTTACATATCCATTTGCAGTTAATGACATTGCAGATATCAAAGAATCCCATTGAGCAACGGCCGGAACTCCTCGATAGCCAGCGGTTACAATCTGTAAAATACTATTCAATGATGCTGAATTTTCTGGCATTGAATAAGATATACCAGAACTTGTTTGGGCATTAAATACTGCATTTCCAGAAACATTCAACCCGCCCTCGGTGTTTATAACTCCTAGTACATTTAGATTATCTCCAATGCTTGCAGAATTGATGACAACTAAATTATCATTCACATACGCAGTTCCGCCAACATTGATATCTCCTACAACATTGATATTACTCGATGCATCAATATCATTTCCGGCTATAAGAGTATCAACATAAACTGTACCAGTAACATTTCCAGAAATACATTCATGATAGGCATTCAAATTAGCAGTTGCATTACTATTACTAATAATGATTGAAGTATTACCATTGTTTATAATATATCCATTATCATAATTATCAGTAACTAAATGCATTTGATCTGAATCGCCAAGGGTAAGATCAGTGATATTATAAATACCAGATGAATTTGCTCCAGAACCAGTTTGAGTTACAAAATTAAAACCAGCACGAATATTTCCAAAACCAGTAATAGGAGGAATAGGAGAAGTAATATCAAGGGATGATGCAACGGTCATTAAAGAGTCTTCGCTATAAAGTTCTTGAAAATAAACAACATTTCCACCACTTGTAATATTTGCAGTTCTCCAACCTTCGCTGCCATATTCAGCGTCTCCGGGAGGCCCGATCAATATCCATGAATATCCTCCCCAAATGAACAACTGTTGACTTACCGTGTTATACCACATATCACCAAGTTGAGGAACCAATGG